TTTCACAGCTTCGCCATCGCATAGCTTGCACGCGAGCCAGTCGTTGCCGTGCTTGCACGTATGAGCCGGTTTTGCTTTCTCCGGGTGCGTGATCGGGAGCCGGCAGTCTGTGCAGATCGCCTTGCCCGACTCGTCCCGCGTCCAGCCGAGCTTGCCGCGGCACTTGCAGACATCCTCGGCCAGCGCCCGCAGAGTATCGGCGTGGCGCTCACCAAGTTGCTGAGGAGTCGGGCGCGCTCCGGCTTTCTCCAATACGCGGGGTGACCTGGCCAGCGTCTTGCTGAATGACGCAGCCTCGCTGGCGGTGAGTTCACGCGGCTCGGAGGCTTTCTCCGGTAACGCGTTGGTCATTGCTGTGCAGGCCGGGTTCTGGCACCTGAGCACCCGCGGAGGGTTCTCGTGGCCGCAGGTCACACAGCGCCAGCCGTCGCCCCGATGGTGCCCACACGAGCAAATCCCATCGCGAATCAGACCTAGGCACGTCGTAGGCTCCGACGTTTCCTCCGATGAGTATGGGCGCGGCGCAAAGGTCGGCGTATTCGGCGCTTGAACCAGGCCGGTTATCGGCTTACCCCACCTGCGCGCGGCATCCGAAGCTCTATCGAATTCGTTGATGTTGTACATCGCGGGCGCGCCATGCAGGTCACCGACCGCCCAGCCAACGATGACCGGAGTCGTCTCGGGAGGTGAGCACAGGCCGGTATCGTCGAGCGCAGTCGATACTTCCCAGTGCCAGGGCTCGCGTGGTACGTCGGCGGCTTGCAACCGGAGATAGCAGCGCGCGATGACTTCTCGCAACCGCTCGATCTCCTGCGTCCCGACCTGTTGCAATTGGTCCCGGGTCTCCTTGACCGCTTCGAGGATCATTTCTGCTGCATCTTCGATGTGATCGACAGGCCACGACTGACCGCGTGTCTTGCGGTTTGGGGCGCCCCAAAGCCAGGACGATATGAATGTGCGCGCCCATTTCATCCGCTCGGCATGCGCTATATCCTTTGAGGTCATGACTTCTTTGCCTCGTTCTCGCAGTTGCTGCACCGGCCGTAGTCCGCGATCGTTTCAACGTGAGCATGCGCGCCGAGAAATCGTTGAAGGCCGACCAGCTTGCGCATGTGGTTTTCGCAACAAAAGACTGGACCCTGAACGGTGTGCACGATGTAGGGCGCCGGAAAGTAGGCGTCATTCTCCTTGGTCATGACTTCCCCCAGCGATCAGTGAAGCTCTGCAACCCTTTCTCGGCCGCGGCTTCCGACACGTATCCTGATTTACGGAATACCTCAACGCCTGATCCGCCGCCGGCAGGGTGTTCCTTTGCGACCCCGGTCCACCGCGCCGGCGGCGGTCCGTTCTGGAAGATGTCCCACGACAGCCGTTTCTCGGTCCGATCACTCATTGGAACAGCTCCCCTTGTTGGGCAGAGGAGGGAACCGGGATCGCGTCGTACCACAGACGACAGGCATGGCACTCGTACAGATCAGGCCGCGATTTCGGCATGGGACGGAAGAACCGCTCGTTCCCACACACGCAGCGATTATTTTGGCCATCGGCCTGCAGCAACGTAACTGTCTTGACCGCCGAGCGGAACCAGTGATCATCGATTGTCGCAGGCTTCTCTACGCGCATCTCCTCCGATGTCCGAGAGTCGCTCATATGCCAAGCGCCTCCTCCGCAATGGGGCAACGTCCGCGCTCACACAGCCTTTCGAGCGCGTGCTTGTATTTGTCTCGCTGCCCAAGGACGCGTTGGTGCTCCTCGAAAAGCTGGCGATACTGTTCCTGATGTTTGCTCACGGCATCGTCAACCCAGGATTGAGCCTCGGCGCGGCTAACCGTCTGTGCAGTCATCGCGCCAACCTCTGCAGGAGCGCATCAGCGGCTTTCACGGCCGAGTCGGCAAGCTGGTCATAGCTCCAGAGCTGCGGGTCCTCGTCGCCGCTAATCGGGGTGCAGAGTGCCTGCATCGCCATCGCGGCGAACAGCTCGCGCTTGGTGAGGCCAGACTCGGGGTAGGGATATCCGCCGGCCGAGCCGAGGCCATTCGGGTCCACGGGCGGCGTGATGGGGAATGCGCTCTCGATGCCGAGCTTCTGGTCTTCAGTCATGACTTCTTGGCTCCGCACCATGGACAAAATTTGACCGGAGGCAACCCAGATCCCATTTGCCACTCGGGCGGCTTTGTGCGAGGGGCCACGCGCCATTGAGGATTGGCGCAGTCGTATAGCAAGCGCCCATACCCTTCGTTGTCGGTACCGCTATGCTGGGCATGCGCCCAGCCTTCGCAACACTGATCAGTGGAAACCGAAGCAGGGGTATTGGAATGCTCACCGTTCACGCGTGCTGCTCCAGGTAGTCGGCGATCTCGGCGAAGGTTGTGCCCTCATCATTTTTTATGGCGAGGCGTTGGACAAGAGACGTGGGGAGCCCAAGCTTGTCTGCCAGATTCTGGTCTGCTAGCTGAGACTTACAGTCGCCCCAGTCGAGCCCCCCAACATCTTTGTTGGGACTCCACTTGGCCGGATCAATGAGGTGGCAGGCGACTCCAAGACAGCAGAAGCCACCGTCTTCGTTCTTCAGCCTGTGCGTCGCCTGGGTGTATTGGCCGCTGCGCAGAGCCTCAATCCATTTTTGTTTGAATTCCGGTGTCATTGTGTCACCCGTGAAAGTAAGTTCGTTTCGGCCAACACCAGCTACAGCCTGTTGGCCTCTTTCCACTCGCCCATCTGCTGCTCGCGCTGGATGCGCTCGTGGATCTCCTGGCGATGGACTGGGATGGTCTTCGGCGCGGTAATGCCTACGCGCACCTGGCTGCCCTTTACCCCCAAAATCGTGACAGTCACGTCTGATCCGATCATCACGGTCTCACCGACGCGCCTCGTGAGAATCAACATACTGCTCTCCTTGGGAGGATTTTCGAGACCGGCCAGATCATAGGTAGATGCAGCCGTGTCTGGACCCGTTCCCATAGTTGTCGTTCTGTTGGGTAGATCTCGATGAACAATTTGCGACCATCGGAAATCGCGACACGATTCAACGGCTCGATCAGCTCAATCTGTTCTGGCGTCCATACGCCCCGGTGGTGGCCTGGGCAGAGCGGCAATGTGAACCAGTGGCCCATCCGTATGCCGCCATCCAGGATGTGATGCACCTCGGCGAGTGCGAAGGGCAATCCGAGGTGAGCGCAGGCCACACAGCCGAGAGTTAGCATCGAGTCGATACGCTCAGCTTCGTACTTGGTCGGTGGCCGGGTGGAGTGCATCACGCCGCTACCCTCATGTCGGCGAATGACCAGATGTGCTCATGAATTTCGGCGAGCTGCTGAGGTGTGTATCGCCGGCAGCGTTTCCCATTAAACACCGCCTGGGTGAGCGCGCGTAGAGTTGCCTCGTAGAGTTGGGCGAAGCGTTCCTCCGTCATTTTGGCCCACTTCAACGATTCGGCCTCTACGCGCAACTCACCCTTGATATTCCAGACCGGTACCCTGAAGCCAGCGAGAATGGTCACATCCTTGCGGAAGCGATCGAAATCAGGCTGAACCGGCATGCCCTTGTACTCCTCGGGCTCGCAGGTCTCAGACCATGCATCGAACGCATACTTCACGAGCGCCCACCACTTGCGGAAGAACGCGCCGTTGCGCATCTCGTGGAGGTCGGCGACCAGGGTCGAGCCCTGTTTCTTCTTGCCGAGCCACTCCGCAGTCTCATCATTTCCGGGGATGAGGATCTGTTGCGATTTGATCAGGAGGAGTTCCATCAACGTTTCTTGGTGTGTGTCTTGAGCAATCCAAACTTGCGCCACGGGCTGCGCTTTGCGCCCTTCTTACCCAACCGTTTGGCGTAGGAAGGGTCCTGCTTCGTGAGCGGGTTTGGATTGCTCATGTATTTTAGAACGGGATGTCGTCGTCGAAATCCTCGGGAGATCGACTGTTACTCGGAGTCTGCGCGGGAGGCTTAGACGATGCGCGCTTGCGAGTATCTCGCACTGGATTGGTTGCGACCATTTTCGCGATAAAGTCAATCCGTTCTGGCTTGGTTTTGTTGTCGAGAATTTCGCTCGATGTCAGTCCGGTACTGGCTTCGAATACCGCGACGATGTTCATGCGCTCAACATCATTCCCGGTATTTTGATTTGTTTGCAGTTCCTTCTGGAGGATGAAGCCGACGCGCTTCCCCATCAGGGCCGGATAGCCTAGGGCTGTCGCACTGACCATGCGGCGTTCATCGCTGTCCCATCGTTCGAACGTGATGTGTCCGTCATCCACGGTGCGGAGCCGGGTGCAGCACAAAAGTGCTTGCACGATGCTATACCCGCGCAGCTTTTCTCCGTCTGGTTTTACCGTGTAAACATCGAGGTAGTTTGCTGTGGCACCATCATCCGTCTTGAAGGACAGGCCGACGCCCTCAACACCGTTTTTGCTCAGCAACTTCTCAGCCCGCGTAATCGTGCCGACGTATTTGCCGGATTCTCGTATCACGCTCGTGATGTTATCGGCCCGACGCGCATCGTTGGCGTTAAGTGACAAACCCATGATCTTCTCCAGTTCAGGCAGCTTGTGAAATTTCGTAATAGCCAGCGATGGCTCGATCGACCGCCATCAAATCGTTCGGGATGTGCTCATCCTCGAAAAGGCCAAGTGGTGTTTTGACCGTATCTGACCCGCTGTTGCGGGTGCTGAAGACGTACTGACCGTTGATAACGTGCGTGCGCAGGACAATGGTTACGAGACCCTCGACTGTGATCTTCTCGTCCAGAAGCTTGCCGATCGTCTTCGCTTTGGTCTGGCCGGTATCGCTCGTGTCCGTATGTGAAAGCAGATACACACGTTTTTCTGGCGCTAGGGTCATTGCAGTTGTCAACACGTCATAATAGTGACGTGCCATTTCGGTGAACTTGTCGTAGCCCTTCTCGTGGGCGCGCTCCATGAACTCTGTTGCGAGCAGATACTGCAGGTCATCGATGACAATGATTGGTCGTGACGTCTTGCGCATAGCCGCGCAGATCAGGTCCGAGCTGCTAGCGACGATGATGTTCCCGCCGTCTTTTACTGGCTTCCAGGCTTTCGCTCGAAACGGGAGCGGCTTATTGATGACTTGGATCAGCAATGTCTGTGCGGGATCCATGTTGCGCAGGCTGGTTGATTTGCCTGTGCCACTTTGGCCAAGAACCATCGTTGCGATGCTCATATAGTTCGTTAACTCCAAAAGTTGCTTGCTCGTCTTGCTCTTGCTGCGCCCATGCGGCCTGCTCGGTGTCTTCATCCATCACAGAGCCTCCAGAGCCTTCTGCTTGCGGTACTCGGCATAGCGCTGGCCGGCGTTCCAACACGTCACACAGCGCGGGTCATTGCATCGGTGCTTCTCGGGCTCCAGTGGCCCGGTGGGTAGCGGCAGCAATTCCGGGAGAGGCTGCCGACGGGGCCGATCGATCGGTACCCATTGGCGCCATGCCTCGATCCATCGAAAGCCGTTTGAGTCGTCGGCGCTCTTTGGGATTTCGAGCGATGCGCCGTCGCCACTCGATTTCGGCGTATCGGTCGAGCTGGTCCTGATTTCTTCGATCGGGGTAATCGCAGACATTAAAGGTGGTCCTCACGATCAAACCTTCTCGGTGGATTGCGAGAGCGCGATGCTCTGGATCACGCGGTCCAACTCCGGTGCGCGGTTCGCAGCCTTGAGCTGGTTGCACTGCTCCCGGATGTCGGCGAGCACCTCACCCATCCGGGTTTCGGTGGTCTCGATCTCCGCTTCCAGCTTCATGATCTGGGCGCGCTTCGCCTCACGCTGGTAGTGGAGGGCGGACAGTTCCAGCCAATACTGGTCGAGTTTCTGGAAGCTCATTGCTTGACTCCGAACATGGAACTGAGGAAGTCGTCGAAAATCCGCGCGTGCGCGACCGCGCGCTTCAGATCCGTGTCTGCCTGACGGTGCAGCTCAACCGAGCTCACGTGGTCGTCGCAGACCGTCTGGATGTCGGTCGCGAGTTCTGACACCTCAGCTTCCGTCGCGGTGGGCAGGAAGAGCTGCGCGAGCTCGAACACCTTGGGGTCTACCGGCTTGGGTTTGCTCACGGACGCGTCTCCAAAGCTTTCAGGAAGAGTTCGGCGAGGGCCCGGGCGCTGCCCGGGATGCCGGCGTAGTCGTAGGTGGTTGCGATCTGCTCAGCGTCATCGCCGGCACCAGACAGGACTGTCATCTCGCTCTCGTCGTCCTGGGCAGGCTCGACGCGATACGGCGGCGGCGGCAGGAGAGGTTTGCGGCTGGCCATGGCGGGACCTCAGTAACCCAGGAGGTTGCGCAGTTCAGCGAAGGTGCTCACTGCGTCCCAGGTAAACGTCCGGGTCTGCGTCGCCGCATGCCACAGAACAGAGCGAACCATCAGAACGTCGCCCTCGATCCGAGTCTCGTGACCGTGGGCCTGGGCGTACTTGGCGAGCTTTCCCATGACCTTCTCCCGTTTCGTCTCGGCCCGGTGGCCGGTGCGTGGGGAGAGTATGTGGACAGTTCGTCCACGAAGTCAAGGATTATTCGTCCACAGTTTAGGCGAGCGAAATTGTGATGCGGATCACATTCCGCGTCAGCTCGGGACTACTCCCGA